GTAGTCAACCACCTCCGTCACTATAGCAGACCTTTCCAGCGGAAAGAACTGGGCCTTGCCCTCCTGTATGAACTGCCACACATCCTCGATTGTGTGCGAACCGCCCGCATACTCCAGCGCGTCCTCAATGTAGCGCCGACAGCGCTGCCAGTGTTCTTCCATACGGTCGTCACCCGATAATAAGGTAGGCGAATGGTGCATCGTGTCCCTGATTGTCGTGGTTGATCACCATCGTGCCATCGACACTGGTGCTGTCAATGTACGGATTATGATGCCACGGGTCGTGATCCACACCCGTGAAAAACACCAGCGACGACACAGAGTAGCGCGGGTCATCGACGGTGGTCTGCGTCGTATTCGCCGGGAACGTCACATACCCGACGCTGTTCAGGCCGCCGTTAATCGTGCGGTTCAGAACCTCGGCGATCTCGCGCGTTGTCGCGGTGATCGGGTTCAAGATACGGAAGTTTGTGGTGCGCTGCTCAATCGTCATCGTCTGCCGATGTCCCTCGCCTCAACGTCAATTCCGAGCGCCTTGCTCCACGCCCCTGACAGGGACATGCGCGCCCTGTGGTATCGGCCCTGCGCCCTGAACGGCGCAAAGTCGCCGTCGTTCGGCGCGACTGCGCTGGTGAATGTGGGCGTGTCGGACTGCTTGTCCCGCGTGCCAACCGCCAGCGTCACACTGCCGTCCTCATAATACGGATAGATGCGCGTCACAATCGAGTGCTTCCCGGTCGAGATCGGAGCCTCCGCCGTCTCAATCGTCGCGGTGAGGGGCGCGCCAGTGAAGGTGTAAATCTTGTCGCCGTATGCGCCGCCGAAGAAGTATTGCCCGCCCTTGTAGAAGCGGCTGTCTAGCTGGATGCTGAGGCCATCAACCGTTGCGGCAAGACTGTCCAAAGCGTCAACCGTGTAGCCAGCCGAAAACATCGGCGCGAGCAGGTCGGCCTCGACCTCTGCCAGCGACCACTTGTTCAGCGTGTAATTGTAGATGATTATCTTGTCGGGCTGGCCAGACGGCGAGGACGTGGACGTATAAGACCACATCGCGACTTCGTTCAGAGGATCAACCGACGCGGACATGCGGTCGGCGTAGTTGCTGTCGAAGTCCTCGATGAAGAACTCGTTCACGCGCTCACTGCCAATCGGCGAGATGCGCTGACCGTCGAACGCATAGAAACCGTCTGATGACAGGAAAAACACAAGGTTCCCGGCGTTGCACACCGAGTTCTTGAAGTTGCACCCGCGCTCCGACACGACCTTGTCGAACTGCCAGATCAGCGGCGGGCCGGTGTAGGTGGCGCGGAAGATGGCGCGCTCGGTCAGGATTGTGGCGTATTCGCCGCCGACCAGCCCGGTGATCTCGCCACTGTCGGGCAGGTCTTGGAAGTCGGACTGATCTGTGCCGATGGTCCACCCGTCCACGTCGTTGAAGCCTGACCACTGGCAGCGATACGGTATGCGGCCCGACCCGCTGTCCACGTTGGCGACCCACACGAAGTCGCGCACCGCAGCGATAAAGTCAGCCTTTGGCGGAGAACCGGCGAGGTCAGCAAATGCAGAACTGGTGCCAAGTTCAAAATACTGAAGCTCCTCGCCGATACCGCCTGCGGCGATAACGTAATCGCCGAATTGAATGAAGCGCCAGCGCTCACCGCCGGTCAGGTCGTACCCGCCAACCTTCTTGATGTCGTCAAGATTGTTTGTGGACGTGTTGTGCAGGTATAGCTTTGCGTCGTCACCCGCGAACAGCTTTGTGTTGTTAGAACTGTCCTTCGCCGCAAATATGCCACGAATGGTTCCGTCAGCCGCGTTTGAGTATTCGACGAAGCTATTCATCGAGTGATAGCCCGCCGCCGCTGGCATGACGTTTGTAGCTACAGTCACGCCAGAGTTCATGATGTCGGCTTGATCGGGCAGCCATTCGCCGAATTGTATCACTGCGGCCTCCAACTTTCTGAGCCTTCAGACACATTACTCCAAGTCTCATCCTGTGACGAGACGGTTTGCCACGTCTCGCCGCCTTCCGACTGCGTCGCCCACGTCTCTGTGCCGTCGGCTATGTCAGCCCAAGTCTCTGTGCCCTCATCTATGCCCGTCCACGCATCGCCCAGCACGTTTGCCAGCGTCTCTTGATTGACCGCAAAGCTCACGTCGCCGCTCATCACGAAGACGCCGATTATCTCACCGCTGGCGGTCGTTACCACCTCCGCGCTGGCATCCATACCGCGTATCCGCGAGAAGGCGTTGACGGCGCTCACAGCGGCGTCTGCGGTGCCATCGAACAGCCTGATGCGGTCAGCGTCGGACGTTACCGTCACAGCCAGCGATGCAGCGCCGGACATGCGCGCGATAAACGCCGCAAGGGCAGAGACAGACGCCGCGCCGGATACACTTGCGTCAAACAGGCGGATGCGGATCGCGCTGCTGCTAGAAGTTACCGCTGCGTCGCCAGTGCCTGTAACGGCGCGCGCAATCCCTGCGTGATCCGCAGCAAAGGGCGCTTCGCCGAATGCAAACTCGCCAATCACGGCTTAGTCGGCCAAGTTATGCTGAACGGAAAGCCACTCTGGCCTGTGATGTCGCGCAGGTCTTGGCGGTATGTGGCCATCTCCGATGACAGCGTTTGGTCAGACAGGGCGAGGTAGTCTGTTTCGGCCAGCAGATTGTCACGCTTGGAGCGCTGGTTTGCAGCGGCAGTTTCTTCTGGCAGCGTGATGATTGACCACTGCTGTAACCAGAAGTCACCCTCTGCGTCCTCGACCAAAACGGGGTTTGTCTCCACAGGCTCGTGCGTTTCTGGGTCGAAGTCAGGCTCAGAGCGCGTGACTGTGTAGACGTTGAAATCAGCCAGCACCTCATCGGAGATTGTGGCAGGGAAGCTGGTGTTGGGGTTGTCTGCCCTAAGCGTTGCCAGCGTGTAGGGGTACTGAGACACGCTGCCGCCTTCGACTTTTACATACTTGCTCATGTTACATAGACCTTAAATGTGTCGCTGCCATCGCCTAGACCCGCATACAGATAGGCGGTCCTGACCCGATACACTGTTCCAGAAGTCAGGCCGGACAAATCTAAATAGAACCAGCCACAGTCATAGTTCGCGTTGAAGTTTGAGTTACTGGCTTCAAAGAAGAAGAAGTTTGTCGATGAAACCTGAGAAATTGCGTCGTTTGCTGGAACCGGCAGAATTGTTGGTGACGAACCAGCGTATGAACTGCCAATGCCGTCTGCCGCACCAGTGTAAGTGCTTCCTGTAGACGAACCTATGTTCCACCGTCCTGTGTTGACTGTAGTGTTAAGACCGCCCGCAACGTGAGTTCCGGCTGTTGGGTTGCCAGTGAAGCCGGTCGTGATAGTCGTAACAACACCCGTGTTGCTGGTGTTGCTTGGGTCAAAGGCAGCTTCGATTGTTGTGAAGCCAGTGCCACTCAGCACCTGAATAGCGCCAATGCACAGGTCTTGCTGATAGTAAGTGCTAGTGCCTTGACTAGAGCATCCCAGATACACCCTGTGCGTCGATTCGGACGCCGTGAAGGCAAAGTCCACGATGTCATAATTCGCCGTGCTGTCGGCACTGCCGGTAGTCTGCACGTTGATGGGTACGAATGTAAGGTCGTCTTCAAGGACTGATGTCAGAGGTATTGCAGATGTTGAAGGTTCGAACGCGACCAACGAAGCCACACGCGCACTGCCTGTAGAACTAGTCAGCGTGGCCGTTGTGGAGCCGGAGCCTGAGTAACCGACGACGTATTCGTTACCGCCAGTGATGTCCACGTTGTAGTCCTGCGTTCCAGTCGCGCTGGATACAGGCGTTGCGCTGTTTTCGCCCAAGATGTTCGACAGGTAGACGCTGCCGTCAGGCACGCTCAACGAAAGGGACACGCCAGCCGTTGCTTCGTAGTCCGCCACAACCGTAGGCAGCAGGTATGTTTCTGACGAGACTACCTTGTAGACTGAAATGCTCAAAGTTGTTGGGTAGTCGCCCCTGCTGGCCCGATTGTGAGTGACCCTGATACTGTCTGACGTGCCTGTCGGCTGTCCGTAATGCACGATTGAGGTGACAGGCCCGGTGCCGTTTGGTGACGATGAAACGAGCGTGAAATCATAAACAGTAACGCCGGGAATGACTACATTAGCGCTGTCGCCGTCACCGCCATAACCGTTAGTAACTATGATGATGAAGCGGTTTGTCTCTTCGGTGCCAAATGAGACGTTGCTAAACGTGTGCTGGCCACTGGTTATTTCGCTGGGCGAGTTGTCGTAATCATACTGGCCGAGAAACTCAATCGTCGCGCCACCAGTCGCTGCGGTTTGGCTTGCAGACAATAGCCTTTTGGACATCATCATCAGCTTACCACCGCGCCATAAAGGCCGCCTTGATGCCACAGGACCACAGTCGTGTATCCTGTTGTTGCAAGAGTCGGCGCAGAGCCGGATGCCCACGTCATCGTCGGCCACGTCACCGTGTAGCTTGCGCCGTCGTCAATCATGAGCGTCATGCTCTCACCATCAGCAAAAGTCTCGGTGAAGGTGGTGTTAGCTGACAGCGTCTTGTATTGGAGTGTGCCGTTTGACGGGTCGAGTGCAGTGCCGGTCAGGTTGTAGACCTTCTCGACGAGCGCACCCTCAAGGTCCAAGTCGCCGGACACGTCCAGTTCGCCAGTGACAGAGACGCCGCCGGTCAAGGTCTGTAGCTTGCTTGACGTGTTGTAGAACAGCTTCACGCCCTGTGCGCCGCCGTAGATTTCCGAACCGGCAAAATAACCCGTTCCAGATTGGCCAAACTGAAGGGGCTGCGATGCAGTTGCGTCGATGATTGTGCGGATATAGCCGCCTTCCCCCATAACGACCCGTGCGCCGCTGTGAAGCGCAAGACCCACATCCGTCGCCGTGTCAGTGCCGCCGCTGCCGGGTGGGTCGTAGGTTACGCCCCCAGCTAGTTCGATTACTTCACCGTCTAGTTGGCCAGTTACTGTCGTGCCACCGCTGGTCGTCTCTATCCGGTCAGAGCCGTTGTACAGCAACTTGGCGTGACCATCGTCACCGCCAAACTCAGCTATCTTGTTGGCGTTTTCGCTGCGCTCAATCAGCAAGTCATTCGGTGCGGTGCGATATAGAATGTCAACGCCGTCAGCAGTATTGCTAAAACCGCTGCCGGGTCGAAAGCGTATGAAATTCGGGCCACCTCCAGCGATGTCTAGAACTGGACTGGTGCCAGAAGAAGTGACCCGCACTTGATAGCCGGAATCGACTGTGATGTTACCGCCCGACATCACAAGGCCACCAGTCATCGTGCCGCCAGCCTTAGGCAGGGCCGCGTCCGCTGTCGTGCCTTGCGCCGCAGTAGCGTAGTCGGATGAGTCGAAGGCTTTGACCTGTGCTAGGTTCGTCACCTCGCTGTCCATCAACGCGCCAGCGGCTGTCACGTTTGCAGTGTCGGTTACGTCTGCTCCAGTTTCAATGCCGTCCAGTTTAGTGTGGTCCGCATCGGTAAATGCGTTGGTGTCTGCGTTACTCTCATATGCAGTCTTTATTTCGGCGGCTGTCTGGTCTGCGGTTGCTCCACTTTCGATGCCGTCGAGCTTCGCACCATCAACAGACAGGTCACGTCCGTCAACAGTCTGTGCGCCCGACATCACGATGTTGCCGGTCATCGTGCCACCGGCAAGCGGCAGCTTCGTGGCTATGCTGTTGGTGACAGTGGTGCTGAAGTTTGCGTCATCACCAAGCGCAGCGGCCAACTCGTTTAGCGTGTCGAGGGTTGTGGGTGCGCTGTCAACTAGGTTGGCTACCGCGCTGTCTGTGTAGCCGGTATAGTAGCTGCCGTGCTGGCCATCCAAAAGGTCCGCATCTAGGCCAGACGCTGCGCCATCCACAGTCTTGACGGCTGTTAGTATTTCGCTTGCCGACTGGTCTGCTGTGGCACCGCTTTCGATGCCATCTAGCTTAGTGCCGTCTGTCGCAAGGTCACGGCCATCAATCGTGCCGGGAATGGAGATGTTCCCGCTGCCATCAAGAAACACCGCCTTATCGGCAGGCTGGGTGCAGAAGATGGTGCGAGTGCCAGCCGTCCAGTTGACCGCCGCATCACTGTTTGACGACGACAGGATTTCTTCGCGGCTCAGTGTTGTGCCGCTGGCAGTGAACGTGCCTCTGCCCACCTCAAAGTCCGTGCCGTCAGTGCAGCAATAGTACGTCTCATTGCCGTCACCGATTTCAGTGAACACATCAAAGCCATCAAACGAGCCGGACAGCGTGTATGTGCCAGTGCCGGTCGTCGTCGTTTGCTGCTTGACGCGGTCTTTGAGGATGAGTGCCATTTGTCGCCTCAGTCAGCGGTGATGTCTAGGTCGCCTGCGTCGATCTTCAGTACATCGCCCGAAACAATCGTTTTTGGTGTTGTAAATTCACCGTGCAAAAGTAAATCCCCGCCCGAGCTTTGATCAAAAATTCCAAAATGGCTCACGCTGCCCCACGACCCTGTCGCCGCGTTAAACTCAACCGCGCTGGTGTTGTCGGTAGCGCCGCTGGCTGCACTGTCGAAGGTAATCGACTTGCGCGCGTAGTTATTGCCGGTCAGTTCAGCGCCGCTGTTGTCGTCGGCAAACGACGCAGTCGCCAAACCGATATATACTGTCGTGGGTGCGGTGTACGCCGCAGTTCCAAGAAGATGGTCGAGGAGCTTGTTCTCCGCGTAATCACTAAGTCCGCTCATTATGCTTCTCCTGCCGTGTTCTGGCGCTGATAGATGCTGCTGATCTGGAGTGACGACGTGCCGTAGTTGGCGCGCTCTTCGTCCAGCTTGATTTCGTTGATCGCCATCGTGAAGCGTTGCATGTAGGCGTTGGCGCGCTGCTCGTCGAGCAAGTACGCATACGCCTCGGCGAGGCTGCCATAAAGGTAGGCGTCCGGGTGGCGCGTCAGCACGTTGTTGACTAAGTTGCTGTCGGATAGTGCGGACAGTGAGCCGATGTAAATGATTTCGACCGTGTAGGCGCTGTCGGGTTTGGGTCGGAGTTTTAACTCCTGACCGACAAGCGAGTAGGCGCGGGGCTTGCTGTTTCCAGCAGACGAATAAGAACTGTGCAGCGCGGTCGGCGACATATACTCCAGAACGATCTCAGGGTCGCCGTTCAGCTTCA